AATCAAAGTTCATAAGCTTTGGTGACTTTAGAAGGGAAATGTCGCCATCTGTAGATTATATTCAGGAGGAGGATGAAGAATTTCAAACTTCTGATGATCCACTAGTTTCTTACCAAGAATTTATCTCCAAATTAGAGACAATTGATAATGAGGAAATTCCAGAGGAAGTAGATATACTGCAAGAAGATGTCTCTGACGAAAGAAAGCCGGTTAATGTTATTATGGGTAGATTCCAGCCTTTCCATCATGGGCATCTGAAAATGGCTAAAGCCCTTAAGGAAAAGAACGATCTACCTTCTTATGTAGTTGTGGTTTATCCAGGCCACAATAAGTCAGGAAAATCCCCATTTGACAACGATTCCATAAAAATGTATATGGATTCCATCGTATCAAACAACGAGGAGATAGAGGGATATATGATGGTAAACAGGGGTCTTTTAGGATCTGCTATATCAAAGCTAATCGATATGGGATATGACCCAAGGCTAATTGGTGCTGGTCCAGACAGAAAAGATGACTATACCAAGCAGATTGACTATATCAAGATGTCTGATATAAAAGACAAGATTAGCGACGAGCTAGAAATTGTGGAAACACCAAGGGTAACAAGTGGTACTGATGTAAGACAAGCCATTAAAGACCAAGACTTTTCAAAGTTTAAAAAGATGGTTCCACAAGAGGTATCAAATCTCTACAACGACCTTATTACGAAGGTACGGGACTGATATATAAAAAAATACAATTTGTAAGGTGGAAAAAAGAATACAGAATTTCTCAGACTTTTTAAAATCCAATCCGGTTAATGAGGGTGACGGGTTTGGTACTTTCCCATTTCTCCTGATAAAAGATGGTGATATCTACAATTACCTATTTCAGCTTGAATTGGAAAATGGAGCTCAAAAAGGATTTATGTTGGTAGTTGGTAAGTATTCCAAATATGAATCTATGGAGGGTCCAAAAAACTCTTATGCAGTCCTAAACATAAACGAGATTGCTCCTGAGATCATAGAAGATATAGCTATAAAGAAGTCGGAGGTCCCAGATTTAAATGACCAAAAGTTTACCCTGAGGGATAATGATCTCAGTAGATTTTTGGAGCAAATATCTAAGGCCCTTTTAAATTATCTCGAGAAGAATTCTAAAGTAATTCGTATATTTGACGAAATGCAAGATAATATCGAGATTGAAAACTATGAGGAAATGCTAAAATCCGTTTTACTTTCATTCCTCGGACCTGAATGGTCAATGCAAGAGGGATCTCATAAAGGGACTTTCATCATCAGTAGATAATGTAGATCGAAACATTTATTTCTAACCCAAGTATAAATAAGGAAAATTAAATCAATTATGGAAAATTTTGACCAGATTAAAGCCGTTATGGAAGCTGCAGAAGCTGACGTAGCAAAGTTTGTTGAGAAAGGCAATAAAGCTGCAGGAACTAGAGTTCGTCAAGCTATGCAAGAAGTTAAAAAACTAGCTCAGCAAGTAAGGTTGGATGTTCAAGAGATGAAGAACAACTCTTAAGAGAACCCAATTACAAACAGATATTAGGCAGCCCTCCCGGCTGCCTTTTCTGTTTCTTGTGGGATGGAATAATTTACAAAAGGTGATATATAAACAGTAAATTTATATACAATGGGATACTACGTAGCAAAAGTAAACTTTGAGTCAACCGAAACAAAAAGAAACGGTGACCCAGTAATTCACAAGTCTGAATTTCTAGTAGCAGCAGAATCTGTTTTGGAAGTTGAGACTAAAGTAGCAGAGTTCTTAGAAGGAACCACTGGATTTTTTGAGACCACTCAAATTTCAAAATCCAAAATAGAAGCAGTTATAGACTAATGGCAAAAACTGGCAGTTATATTCCCCCGCAGTCACCCATAGCCATACAACCTGGCGATAAGGGGTTTGAAATAGTTGGGAAGGGTTATAATAGATGGCTTTGGACTTATCCAGATTGGAAAAAGAAAAAGAAGAAAATAATTAATCCTGCTGCTAACTGGGAATTAAATGCCAAGCCAATGTCTCCCGAGGAGATCAAGAAGAAAATGAAAGGTCTCTATTTGCAGGAGGATTCTGAGAAAATGGAGGGTGGTGTTTCTTCAGGTAAGAATATTAAGGATACCAAACTTAAGAAGATTGAGGAAGGTATGAAGATCATTATTCCCTTTGAAAAATATAATTTGTAATCATGCCTTCAGTAAGTAAAGCACAGCAAGCAATAATGGGTCAAGCTTGGGCTCTTAGACAAGACGAGTTAAAAGCTTCTGATATTGATCCTAAGTATCGTGAGGAGATCGAAAAGATAGCTTTTGGATATAAGGATAAGGATGGAAAATTTGTTCCCCCTATGTCGGATAAGGAACTTAAGAAATTTGCAAAAACCAAATCAAAGGATTTACCTGAGATTGTTAAAGATGGCAAACCAATAAACGAAGATGGAGGCGCTATCCAGGGAGAAATTGCAGTTAACACTGGTGTTGTTGACTCTAAGGATCTTCCATCAATTTCCCCAAGGATGAGTTTTGGTGGAGACATCAAGCCAATCATACCATACCTTAACCCAGATTCTAAAAAATCAAAGGCTGGTAAAAAGAACCTTGAAAATCTAAAGGATTACAGGGATTGGATAAAGGAACAGAAGAAATGATAAACCTGTTTGAGTTTGGTAGGTATGATCCTAGATCCGAATATCTCGAAGATGAGAGAAGGAACATTGATCTAGATAGCATTAGAAAGTCTGATGCCTATAGGGATATCATTGATCTGGGATTTGCTGAAGAAACATCAGATCAACAGGAACTTAACAATACTCTCAAGTTTAGAAGAAAAAAACAGCCGGAAGTTAAGGGATATGCAGACGTCTTTTATACTATTCACCCAACCGGTGTGGTAAGAAGATATAATCCAGTAGAATCCTCTGAAACCCCAGAGGGGCAAGGCAATACTATCAGAACTTATCCAAATCCCTTTAGAAACAGCAAGGAATACAAAAAAGCCTTAAGATACCTTTTCAACTATCTAAGAAGAAAGGAATTAAAAGATGACTACAGATAAATAGAATAAGAACAGCAAAACAGCAAACAAATGGGATGTGGATGTAATAAAAAGGCAGGAGTATCACAAAAAGATGCTCAAACAAAAAAACAATATGACGATCTAACTGGAAAGTTTATTCTTGACACAAGTGACAATAAGCTTTTAGTTACCTCACCAATTTATGATGCATATAAGGACGTTGTTGGCTACACGGTTAAGAACGAAGATGGCAACTCTTTGCGCATATTTGCTAAGAATGTTCAAAAAATATTAGAATAATAATGGATTCAATGTATTATCCAACTGGAAATTCAACAAAAGGTAGAACCTTGGTTTGCATGTGTTGTGAAACTGGTGTACCTATCATGGAGGAACAAGAAACCCCTGATGCTATCGAGGTAAAAATCAAGGAGTGGCTGGACGAAAACGACTACTGTGTTGAGAAATGGCAAATGGATGAAAAAATGAAAAGCTGCGGCTGCGAAGGATATGATCTCCAAGAGATGGATGGTGGTGCCCCTGCAGGAGATATGGGAGGAGGAGCATTTGCAACTCTGGGAACTACTCAAGGTATGGGTAACGTTACAGCACCTGCAGCAGGCGGTACTAATGCCGACTTTTACGATGGTGCAGTTGGATCTGGCGACAAATTCCCATCTTTAACTGTTGGGACCCAAGCAGCTAGAAAGGGTAATAAGAAGAAAAAGAAGAAGGAAAGACTCGTAAAAACATTTGACGATTTCAAAGCAATGATGAAGTCTTTGCAGAAATAAGACAAAACGACATAAGTTAATACTGAAAGGTGCCGAAAAGGCACCTTTTTCTTTGTTTTTTAGTATTGGAATAGGATTTGAACTGTATGCTGAAAAAACAAAATCATGAACGGAACAACTTTTTACAGCCCACTAGAAATGATGGAAAGAATTTTTCGCAATACAAATCCCGTTGTACAAAGCAGAAATTATTTTGTAGATGAAAAAGATGGTAACCTATTCTTAGAGATCCCAGTACCCGGATTTACCCTAAATGATATTTCTGTTGAGGTAGAGGGAAATCACCTTGTCATTAAAGGGGAAGATAACGAGTCTTATTGGACTGATGACTTTACTAAGAAGTTTAACCTCCCAGCATACATCGATAGCAATTCCATTAAGGCCAAAATTAAGGAGGGAGTATTATCGATTTCCCTCCAAAAGAAGAAAGAATCTCTCCCTAAGAAAATTAAGATCTCTTAATTCCGAAATTTTCCTTAGATTTAACAGTAATAAAGCTCGATCACAAAAAGATTGAGCTTTATTATTTACGCTATGTCCAGAGAAAAAGAAATGTTTGACCGATTTGCAAAAGAGATTGCTTCCGAGATTCTGAAAAAAGAAAAGGATCCGGAATATCAAATGATTCTCGATAGAAGATCTGTTGTTGCAAAACTCTCCTCGATAATGGGAGAGGGCTATGGTGAAACAGCAACCAAATTTGATAAGAAGATTAACAGCTACCTTGCTACCTTAAGAAGAAGCTAATGGAGAGGCTTATACAGGAAGATTATCTAGACAGCCCTTGGAAAATGTCTGTTTCCTGTATTCTATTAAACCAGACTACTAATCAGCAAGTAAGAGCAATCCTACCTAATGTGTTTTCCAAAATAAAATCCCCGGAGTTTTGCTCATCAATGGATCCTTCAGAGATCTATCCGATCATTAGATCCACCGGGTTTGGTAACATAAAATCCAAAAGAATAATAGCTATGAGTCAAAAGTGGGTAGAGGGGTTTGAAAAAGTCGAAGATCTTCCGGGGATTGGAAAATATGGAAAGGAATCTTGGGACATATTTGTGGATGGAAAAACTAACTTCACCCCATCGGATAAAAAATTAAGAATGTATTTAGAAGGATTGGATAATTCTAACTAAATCTGGATGTGGAAAACTACCGGATTTATCCACTCTGACATTAGTGTGAGACCAAACTCCTTGTCCACCTTTTAATGCATCATCTGAAAGCTCAAACCCACCATAAACACCAAATTTAGAAATCTCTTTTTGTAAGCCTCTTTTAAGGTTAATCTCATAATACTTTGCAAGTTTAAGAAGCAGATTCTTAAGTGAATCTATTTGTGCTGGTGTATATGCGTGATAGTATCGATTTCCTCTGAATGGGGATTCTAATTCAATAGTCTGGTTTTTATCAACCTTTATGTTTGTGTGTGTATAAAAATCCCCACTATCCGTTTTAATTAAGGGACCGTAGTTGCAAATTTCTATGCCAATGCTTTTTTGATTCATAAAGGTGTTGCTCTTGGACTTGACAAAAAGATGGTGTGACCACATATCGTCTTCAAAGGCTTTATAAACAACACCATCATATTGTTTGTCGCCCCTTCCACTTGGATCCAAACCTCCTATTACATATGCGGAGGCTGCTCTTATCTTGTTAGTTGAATTTTTCCTATCTCTTCCCCAAGATTCTATAAGCCAATCGGGTCTAAAGTGTCCACCGGAGTCATGAAGGAAGATAGAATCCTTAGGATGCTGCTGTTGGTAATAAGCCCCTTCTAAGAGTTGATGTTTTACTATATCCAAAATAGTCCACAGATATTTTTCTATTCGGAGGTTTTAGCGTTAGCTGAAAGCTCCTCGTGAATTCTTTTTTTAACATACTTAATCACCTCTTTTGGAGCTTCCCCTCTTTTAACCATTTCGTTGAATTCATCCTCTTCCGCCAGGGTGTCTAGGTAGTTGTAAAGATCTGTACTTTGGAACATAGCATCCACTACTTGTGGGGTTTGTGTATATGCTGGTCTGTAGTTTCTAGAATTAACATTATCCTTGTACCATTCGCCAGGTACAACCACACTTCCAGGGGCTGCGGAAATGTAATATTCATTAAGGAAATTCTCGAAACTTTTGACTCTGCCTTCCATAAGTATGTTGTATATATCTTCCTGGTATCCACCACATTGATATCTCTCAAATTTTATTCCATGATAGTAGACATAGAAAATAAAGGAACTTACTTAAAGGTATCATCATATTCTGAAGACGGTGATTTGATTTTTGTCGATGTTCCGGTACCCGAAAGTGAAAGATTTATATGGGAAAAATGCTCTCCAAATGACCGAAGGAGGGAGCAAGACTGGGAATCGTGGGATGGAATGTCAGTGAGAAAGGTAAAGACCCAGAAGTATGACAAATATCGTATGGTACAAATTCTGGAAGAAGCAGACCCAGAATTAACCAAGTCTCTTTGGGATTTCCAAATCCCTAAAAAGTACTTCGTGGATATTGAGGTTGAGATGACCGACGAAATGGGAGATTCTCTCGATACTGCAAATGCAAAGAATAAAGTACTATCAATTGGTATTGCTACAGATAAGTGTAAGTCTATAATTCTAGGTCTTGATCCATTAAGTGCTAAAGAACAAGCGGACATTCATAAGAAAACCAATGAATACCTAGAACCAATGGGTGATGAGTGGTCTTTCAAATACCACCAATTCGAGTCTGAATATGACATGCTTTACACATTCTTTAAGAAGTTGGCCCCTAAAATGCCATTGATTACCGGATGGAACTGGTTTGGATATGACTGGCCTTATCTTGTCAATCGTGCTAAGAGACTAGGTATTGACCCTAAGATTATATCTCCTGCCAATTGGCTTATTGGAAAAAATAATTTACCAATGCACCTATTAATGGTCGATTACCTGGAGATTTATAAAAAATGGGACCGCGTAATTAAGATCAAGGAGAGCAATAGATTGGACTATGTAGCAGAGAAGGCTACAGGATTAAAGAAGATTGTATATGATGGTTCTTTAAGGGACCTTTACCAGTCTGACTTTCCAAAATTCATACTCTACAACGTTATTGACTGTGCTCTAGTCCATTATATAGATGTCAAGCTTAAAACTCTTCTAACCTATTTTAAAATCGCAAATTTAAATAGGGTTGAGATCAGCAGGGCACTTTCCCCCGTTTGGGCTACTGAAGTTATGATGCTGAAGAAGTTTCTTGAAAGAAACCAAGTGTTTGTAAATGAGAGGAAGGAAGAAAGTCATGTTAAGTTCATTGGTGGATATGTTAAAGAACCTATTAAGGGACTTCACGAATGGGTTGCTTGTTATGACTTTGCCTCGCTATATCCTAACACAATTGTACAATGGGGAATTTCCCCTGAGGTTTACAAAGGGAAACTAGGTAAGGATGTTGGAGAAGCTAAGGAAGGCTGGGTCAAAACATCTTCCACTGCTCTCTTTGGAGGCGATGAAGAAAGTCCAATCCTCAAGACAATAATTAAGGATTTATACTCAAAACGAAAAGCAACCAAAAAGAGAATGCTTGAGTTACAGATAGAAATTGATGGGTTGGAGAAACAATTGAAAAAATTAACATAGAATTTTCCTAAAATTACCGCACTCTAGGGACCCACTTGATATATAAAAAACCTAGAATCGGGAAGGGACTTTTAAAAAACTATTCTAACAAAGAAATATGGCAAATATCGACAATCAATGTTCGGACCTACAGATTGAAAATCTTTATCCCGAATCTAAAGATACTCTAGGCGACATCTTAAATCTCCAGGCAGAAACGCAAGAAAATGTGTATGGGTACAACTTCAAAGAAATGTCTTTGAGAGAACTCATGGAATTCTGGCACATGAACAATCACGCTCTCATTGATGAGATCCACGAAGCTACTGATGCTTTAGGTGGAATTAAAGATGGTAGTGGAAATGCAATATGGAAAAAATGGAAGAGTGCGTACTCAACATATTCCGATTTGAAATTTTCTGACCTTTCGGAATCTGATAAGGTAGAATGCAAATTTGAGATTATAGATATGCTACATTTTTTCATGAACTACGCCGCCTCAATAGGGATGACAGCCGAGGAAATGTACAATATGTACATGAGTAAGAACGAGGAAAACCGCCGAAGACAGGCAAACAATTACTAAACTAAAAAAAAGAAAGTATTAAATTATGAAGGAGAACTATTCGCTACCGGAACCGATTTTGCAAGAGAACCCAAACAGGTTTGTTATTTTCCCGATTGAACAGCAGGAGATTTGGGAGATGTACAAAAAGCAACAAGCGTGTATCTGGACAGCAGAAGAAATTGATTTGTCTGCAGATATTGACGACTGGAGGAACAAACTTAATGATAACGAAAGACATTTTATTAAGCACGTTCTTGCTTTCTTTGCTGCATCTGATGGTATCGTAAATGAGAATCTGGCTGAGAATTTTGTAAGAGAGGTACAATATTCTGAGGCAAAATTTTTCTACGGGTTTCAGATTATGATGGAAAACATCCATTCTGAAACATATTCACTTCTGATTGACACCTATATCACAGATCCACAGGAAAAGAAAAAGCTTTTCAATGCAATCGATACCATTCCTGCCGTTAAGAAGAAAGCAGATTGGGCTTTGAAATGGGTAGAGTCTGAACATTTTCAGGAAAGATTAGTTGCTTTTGCTGCTGTTGAGGGTATCTTCTTTTCCGGATCATTCTGTTCTATATTCTGGCTAAAGAAGAGAGGTCTTATGCCCGGATTAAGCTTCTCAAACGAATTGATTTCTAGGGATGAGGGAATGCACTGTGATTTTGCAGTTCTTTTGCATAACAATTACCTTGCTAACAAGGTTTCAGAGGAAAGGATTAAGGAAATTATCCTTAGTGCTCTTGAGATTGAAAAGGAATTCATTACAGAGTCACTTCCAGTTAAGCTGATTGGAATGAATGCTGATCTAATGAAGCAGTACCTTGAATTTGTAGCAGACAGATTGCTTGTCGATCTAGGATGTTCTAAAGTTTTCAACGTAGAAAATCCATTCGATTTCATGGCAAACATTTCATTACAGGGAAAGACAAACTTCTTTGAGAAGAGGGTTGGTGAATACCAAAAAGCTGGAGTGATGAATTCCTCCGAAAACACGTTCGATATGGACGTAGACTTCTAAAAAAACAACACTAAGACATGTACGTAACTAAGAGAGACGGAACCAAAGAAGCGGTTAGATTTGACAAGATCTCCAACCGTGTTAAAAAGATGACCTATGGACTGAACAACGATTTTGTTGATTGGATGGGAATTTCTCAAAAGGTCATCGCGGGTATTTATGATGGGATTTCAACTGGGGAGCTCGATAATCTAGCTGCAGAGACTGCTGCATCTATGATACCAAGCCATCCTGACTATTCAATTCTTGCTGCAAGGATCGCAATCTCAAGATTGCATAAATCTACCAAGAAGAAATTCTCAGAGACCATCGAGGATCTATATTCCTATGTAGATCCAGAAACTGGGAAACCAGCTGGTCTAATAGGCGAGGATACCTATCAAGCGGTAATGAAAAATAAGACCAAGCTGGATTCCGCTATTATTCATGACCGTGATTTTAACTTCGAATACTTTGGATTCAAAACCCTTGAAAAGAGTTATCTCTTAAAAATGCATGGCATTCCTTCTGAAACACCACAACACATGTACATGCGTGTTGCAGTTGGTATTTGGGGATACGATATTAAGAACGCCCTCAAAACATATGAGCTTCTCTCTACACATATGATGACACATGCAACACCAACGCTTTTCAATTCTGGGACCAAGAAGCCACAGCTTTCCTCTTGCTTCCTTTTGACTGTTCAGGAAGATTCAATTCCTGGTATTTATAAAACGCTTTCCGATGTTGCCATGATCTCACAAAATGCTGGTGGTATTGGGTTAGCAATTCATAATGTTAGATCTACAGGATCCTACATCAGGGGAACAAACGGTAAGTCAAACGGTATTGTTCCGATGCTTAAGGTGTACAATGAGACTGCCAGGTACGTGGATCAAGGTGGTGGTAAGAGAAAAGGATCTTTCGCTATCTACCTAGAGCCATGGCATGCAGATGTTGAAGATTTCCTGGACCTAAGGAAAAATACAGGTAAGGAAGAAAGAAGAGCCAGAGATTTATTCTTAGCCTTGTGGGTTTCTGATCTATTCATGGAAAGGGTGGAAAAAGACGAAATGTGGTCTTTGTTCTCTCCTTCAGAGGTACCTGGACTACATGAAGTTTATGGGAACGAATTTAACGAGCAATATATTGCAGCGGAAAAAGCTGGTAAGGCCAGGAAAACAATTAAAGCTAGAGAACTTTGGGGAAAGATTATAGAATCCCAAATTGAAACTGGAACACCTTACATTCTTTACAAAGATTCTGCTAATAGAAAATCAAACCAGCAAAATTTAGGTACTATTAAATCATCTAATCTTTGTTGTGAGATTATAGAATATACAGATAAGGATGAACAAGCAGTTTGTAACCTTGCTTCAATCCCTGTAAATAAGTTCCTGAAATCAACTGACGCAAGGACCAATAAGATCATGAGGGGTAAATGTGATGTTGACCATGACTATCTTTACGATGTATCTTACCAAACAGCTATCAATTTGAATAAAGTGATAGACGTTAACTTCTACCCTACACCAGAAACAAAGAGATCCAACATGAGGCACAGACCCATTGGTATAGGTATCCAGGGTCTTGCTGATCTTTTTGCATCTATGGGGATTCCTTTTACTTCGGAGGAGGCTAGGAAAACAAATTCTGAAATATTTGAAACTATCTATTTTGCAGCTATGACTGCATCTAAGGATCTTGCTAAGAAATTTGGTGCTTATGAAACATTTGAGGGATCTCCTTTAAGTGAAGGTAAATTCCAGTTTAATCTATGGCAGGTTAATGACGAGGATCTTTCTGGAAGATGGGATTGGAAAAAGCTAAGAAAAGAAGTAATGAAGCATGGTGTTAGAAACTCGTTGCTTTTAGCTCCTATGCCTACCGCATCTACCGCACAGATAATGGGCAACAACGAGGCGTTTGAACCGTTTACTTCCAACATCTATACTAGGAGAACTCTAAGCGGTGAGTTTGTCATTATTAATAAGCATCTTGTGAAAGATCTTATCTCCCTAGAACTTTGGGATGAGGACATGAAGAACATGATTATTATCCATAAAGGATCAATCCAAAATATACCAAACATACCTGATGATATTAAGGAGATTTACAAAACTGTTTGGGAGATCAAGCAGAAGGATTTAATTGAGATGTCTGCAGATAGGGGTAAGTTTATTTGTCAATCTCAGTCTCTCAATTTATTTATTGAAGGTGTAAATGCTGCCAAGCTAACTGCTGCTCACTTCCATTCTTGGAAGATGGGTCTTAAAACTGGTATGTATTACTTAAGGACTAAAGCTGCAGTAGATGCTCTTTCCGGTCTTGGTATAGATACAAGCAAGTATAAGGAAAAACCAGAACAAGTCCAATTGATACAACCTAAAGTAGTCGAGCAACCAGTCAAGCAAGCTAGCGAGGAATTAAAAGCATTAGCCGATCAAACTATGGATGATTTATCATGTAGCTTGGATAATCCTGATGACTGCTTGTCTTGTGGATCTTAAAAAAATCAACAATTAAAATGGAAAGAGTTGAAAGCTTCGAAAATTTTATAAACGAAAGGGAAATACCAGATAAGCAAGGGGAAATCCTTGTGATTCTGGGTCCACCTGGATCGGGCAAAGGAACCATATCTAAAAGACTTGTTGACCGCAATGATTTTAGCCACATTTCTACTGGAGCCCTTATCAGGAATTCTGATGACAAAGAACTTAAGAAAATAGTAGAGGGAGGAGATTTCATACCCGATCGCATAATGGCTAGGATGTTAAGAAAAGCATTAAGTAATGTTGACTTAGAAAAGGGTATTGTTATAGACGGGTTTCCAAGAAATTTAAAACAAGCTAAGCTTCTTGATTCTCTTTTGGGAAAAATGGGATTGGGTTTAAATCATGTTATTTACTTGGACGTTGACGAGTCTAAGTCAAAGGAGAGGATCATAAAAAGATCCAAGGATAGCGGCAGAAAAGACGACCAGGACGAAGAGATCATTTCCAAAAGGTTTATGGACTATAGGAAAAAAACGCTTCCTTTGGTAAAGAAATACAAGAAAAGCAGAAAGCTCGTTGAAGTAAACGCATCTAAGAAAATTGAAACCGTATATAAGCAGTTAGTAAAAAAAGTTGGTTTGCCTTATAAGCCTAAAGATGGAGGAAAGAAAGAAAAAGCTTCCTGATAGCATTGTTTATGATGAAAGTACTGAAAAGTATGATGCTTTCCTAAAACCTTATGCTACTTCTGTATCGTCTCCAAAAATAGATGTTTCTGGTCTAGCTCTTTTTAAACAAAGAGCTGCCATCCATTCCAATCATAAATTTGGTAAAAGAGCTGAGGAGATAAAAGAACAAATCTCTGATCTATTGAGAGAGTTTGAGGATAATGAACTTGTATGGAATTGTTCTATGTCCTTTGAGGCTCATATCGGAACTGAGATATATCTCTATGAAAATAAGAAGGGAGAAACTTTTGCTAGTTTGGTCTCACCCAAAGAGTGGGGAAATAAGTTCCCATGCTACGGGCACTTTAAGTTAGATACAGATTACTCCTGGAAAAGAATTAAGAATTAAAATGAGTACCCACCACAACGAAAAAGTAGTTGAAGATTTTCTTTCAAAGCTACAATCTGAATTGGATCACAGGAAAAAGGTAGACCTGTCTGAAAGGGAACAGTTAGATACCATTTGGGAAGTTCTTTTAAATTACTTGAAGTACTTCTCTGATATTAATATAAAGTCCCCTAAAATTATAGGTGGTAAACAACCACATATTGTATTTGATCTGCCAAATACTGATGTTGATAAGCTTATATCAGTAATGGAGAAATCATTAATGGAGTTGGGAGTCAGATTTAAAAGACACAGATTCCAGGGTTCTCTTCCCCTATTTTCTGCTAAGAATAACACAATTCCTGGATTACTACACGGAAGGGGATATTTCTTAATAACCTTCTCTACAAGATTTAAAAAGAAGGGATCTACGCTAAAGATAGAATGTCTAAGGGAGAATCAGGTAGTGAAGGTGCTAGACGGAAAGCTTGACAACCTTACCTTAGTTTATTGGAATGGTTCTGGAATGAGCAGAAATTCGTTTGATCCAATTTGTGACAAAGAGACAAAAAAAGCTATGGAATTTCCTGATGATGAAACTGGTTATGTAACCATAGACCTAGTTGCTAGAAAAAGTGGGAAGAACATAAAGGCTGTTGGTGATTTTTCGTTAACATTAAACGACGAGCTAATTCTAGAAAGAATAACCTCTCTAGCCCGGGGATAAGGTGAAATTTTTCTAGTTTATCTAGTATAAATAGAAACTACATTATAAAAGTTTCTATGGCACCTAAAACTAAGAGGAAAAAATCCAACAAGCTTTCTAGTAAAAAGAAAACACCTAAACTAAAAGCAGTACCCAATCCTACTTTGGAAAATAAACCAGTAGATACCTCATTGCAAGGCATTAGTATGTGTTTGGTAATGATTGTCAAGGACGAAGGTGATACTATTAGAAAGTGCTTAACCCAGGTTGCTCCTTATATTTCATATTATGTTATAGTTGATACAGGTTCTTCTGATAATACAATAGATGAAATCAATTCCACAATGGAAGAGCTCGGAATCGAGGGCGAATTACACGAAAGACCCTGGGTAAACTTTGAAGTAAACCGCACAGAGAGCTTGGAATTAGCAAAGGGTAAGTGTGACTATCGATGGATCATAGATGCTGATGATACCTTTCAAGCAACAGATAGCTCGATTAATCCATTTCACGGACTTACTAAAGATGTGGATTGCTACCAAATTCTTTATAAGTTAAATAACCTTCAGTACCACCGTGCTCAGATTGTGAGATCTGATCAGGACTGGGTTTATAAGGGGGTTCTTCACGAGTATTTAGATCTTCCCGGAAAAGAGCAACTGGTTCAATATCAAATCCCCTCAGATAGATGTCATGTGGATGCTGATATTAGTCCTTTAAAAAGAGCAAATTCACTTGAAGAAAAATACTCTAATGATGCAGAGATTCTTGAGAAAGCATTGGAAGATGAACCAGATAACGCAAGGTACATGTTCTATCTTGCACAAAGCTACCGTGACTCCGGACAAAAGTTAAAAGCCATTGACGCTTATGAAAGAAGAATTGAAGCCGGTGGATGGGAAGAAGAGGTATACTATTCAATGTACATGATTGGTAAAATTAAAGAGCAGCTGGGGAGACATCCGGATGAGGTTATCCAAGCATATTCTAGAGCTTGGGAATATAGACCGGAGAGGTTAGAGGCTGTTTTCCATGCAATGAGAAAGTTAAGAGAGCGTGGAAGGTGGGTGATGTCATTCACATACGGTAATATGGCAGTGAAGAACCCGGGGACCTCTGATATACTTTTTGTTGAGCCCGATATATGGCAATGGAGACTTTTAGATGAATACTCACTTGCAGCTTTTCATACTGGGAATCCGGAAGTAGCTTTTGAAAAGACTGAAGCGGTAGTAAAAATGGACTTTTTCCCGTCACTGCCAAACCAAGAAAAGGACAGGATTTTAAAAAATTTAGACTACTTCAGGAAATCCGCTGTACAAAAAGCTGAAATGATTAAACAAAAGGAATCTGCAAATCAATAATAAAAGGTATTAAACACCCTACCAAAAAAGCTTCTATCGTTGGATACCAAACCGATATATAAGATATGAAATTAAGAAGCTTTACATCATTCACATCTGAAAATATTAGCGAATCCCTAAGGTATCATATAGAAGAGGGCCTTTCCCTAATGGAGAGTGTTTATAGAATAGAATCTGATTCTTGGCTGGATTTAATAAATGAATCTAGAAACCTTTGGATTAATGAGCAGATAGATCTTGACCTTGATGACATTTTCCTTATTAGTACAGAAGCTGGACAAAAAGCTAAATATCGGGGAGAAGAAGTTTTACTTGACGTCCCGTTCGAAATTAACGAGGAAAAATACCAAGGTAGAAAGGTAAAAATCAACAAGCCTTTTAGAACTCCTGGTGAGACAAGGAAGTTTGCTGTTTATACAAAAAACGGCGAGGGTAAGGTTGTCAAGGTTAGGTTTGGACAACCAGGCCAAAGAATAAAGAACGATGATCCAAAGGCTTCTAAATCGTTTAGAGCAAGACACAGATGTACAGATCCTGGACCTAAATGGAAACCGAGATACTGGTCTTGCAATGTCCACAGATACCACAAACTCCTGGGTCTTAAATCCAATAATCCGTGGTAAATCCATATTCTGAAGCTCGCTTAGGTAAGAACCAATTCCTAAGGGTTTTTAGACACGATGTACCCGACGATGAGCTGAAATGGCATCAAGATTGGGAGGATCGTAATGTTGAATTCCTAAATGAAAATGACTGGAAAATCCAGATAGACAATGAACTTCCTCAAAGGTGTCATGGGACGTTTTTTATAAAGGCTAAGGTGTGGCATCGTTTGATAAAAGGAACAAATAATTTGGAGGTAAAGATTACTAAACATCCGGAATCAGGCGATATATAAAGAAACAAATTTTTGGAAATGAACAATCTAAAATTATATGAAGAATTTAGCAAATCCCTATATGAGGGGGTAACACCAGTTTACGACGAGTCTAAATTCAGAAAGAATGTGAATGTAAGACCAGAGAAGGAGCTTAAATATTCTGAAGTTATTCCACAATTGAGGGATATGTTAGCACAAAAGGATGCTGGCCAGGTTGAAAGCATTACTGTCATTGCGGAAGTTCCAACACAAGGTAAAGGAGCTCCTGATTATGTTAAAGATATCATAGCTAAGGAAAGGGAAAGACTTGCCAGACAGTATAAATCAACCATAGGAAAGGAGATCGAAAAGGATACTGATGCTGATGAGTTTGATTTCGACCTAAATAGATTTGGTGATAAAAGAACGATATTCTTTGATTCAGAGTTTCTTGTAGACCGTGTTGAAAACATTGAAGGAAAGGATTATGTTATTGGAATCCCAGTTTCCTTGAAGGACAAAGGCTATGAAGCTAAAATTCTCCCAATTAAGGTAGAAGAAATTTATTACGAGCCGGCAGGCGAATAAACAATTAACAGAAAAATCTTAAAGCGGGTACATCCCGCTTTTTTTGTGAAATTATATTTTGGAAGTTCCATATAAACTCAAATCATATTCTTTTTATGGCAACTAAAAGCATACAGGTACTCTCAGATTTTGAACACATTCTTAAAAGGCCAACCATATATGTTGGATCTGTTAAGCTAAGCGAAGAGCAGTTACCAATAGTTAAGCGTGATAAGATCCTTAGCTCAACATACCAGATTTCAGTAGGTATGTACAAACTTTTTGATGAGGTATTTTCAAACTCTGTTGACGAAGCGAAGAGGATGAAGAAATCTATGGATTCTATTACTGTTGAGGTTGACTCTAAAACAAACAACATAAAGATAACAGATTCTGGGGAGGGTTTCGTAAACGGGTCCACAATTAACAAGAAAAGTGGACTTAGTAACATTGCCACAGCAGTTTCTATGCTCAGAGCAGGATCAAACTTTGACAACGATAATGTTGAAGAGACGCTTATTGGTACAAACGGCATGGGTGTGAGCCTTGTTAATGCTATGTCTAGCTTCTTTTCTATTGAGACAACAAGCCCCAAAGAGTATTATTACCAAGAGTGGAATAAATTTAAACCTGCAAAGGCTAAAGTTCTAAAGAGGGGCAGAAAAAAACTTGGCACCTCGGTAAGTTTCACACCACTTTCTAACATCTTCGATAATTGCAAGTGGAATAAGGACATACTCCTCTCACAACTTTTGCTAAAAAAGAGAGTGCTAGAAACTGAGCCTAATACTAGGGGTATTAAAATTAAGTTCATTTGGGATGGAAAAGAAATTCCAGTG